TTCATTCTTTGTAGACAAGTATTAATTCCATGTTCAACATGGAGTATTTTTTCATCAGTTACAACTAAACCCACATGACACATTCTGCCATACATATAGAGAAAAGCAATATCACCCATCTCAGGCTTATCAACTTTATGCCATGACAACTCCCGACCTTTTAGGTAAAGCTCTGCTAGTAACTCCCTGTCCTTCGTACTTGTGTAATCATCTGTATATGATGGTAACTCAATCCCTAAAAGTTCTTTATATGCTACACAAATTAAACCCCAACAATCCCAACTCTCCCACGTTCTACCATGAGGTTTAAAAGGGACTCCAATAGCTTTCGTACAGAACTCATTAATATTCATACTGCAAATAATCCTTGAAATTGTGCTGGTGCAAATTGACCAATCGGGAAAGGCTCAAGAGCAATATCCTCCATTGATAAATCGCCTGAGACTTTCATCATATCCCATTTAACATTTCGCAAAGTAAAGGGAGCAAAAGTTAATTCTATTGTATCAGGGTCTGCAGCTCTTATTACCGAAATTGTGATCTTCGGTGCTGTTGAAATACTTCTTATACTCTCCGCAATCTCCCTTGATACATTGTCAATCACTAACTGAGCTGATGGTGTGCCGTCTCCAGTTGAGTCTGGGAGAGTTATTTCAAACGGATATGCGACAAATAAATTACTATCGCTTGTTATATTTTCGTTATTATTAACCACCCTGATGGGAGTGATATCATCATGGGTGATAGTGAGCAACACAAGAAATACATCATCTGTTTCTTGTGCATATGCTGCTTCTTTAAGTGCGTTTGTTATTGCCATATATCTCCCTTTAAGGTAGAACTTCTAGTTCATAAGTACTGCTCCATAATCTGTTACTCGCTGAAGAACCACTACCCTCTACATAACCCCATGTAGGAGGCTTTGTGAATCGTACTGTTATGGTTGAATCATCAACAGGGTCAGGGATAGTAAATGAACCAGAACCCTCTCCTATAGTGGTTATAAAGAAAGTATCAAATGTAGCCCTCTGTGTTCCTGTTAATATCATCTTAACTTTTAAATTCCTTACGGCTGCTGTAAACAACTTTCTAACCTTCGGTGCTCCTGCTTCCATATTACTTCTAATAGTAGCTGTTTGCCTTTCATCGGTTGCTGACATAAATGCTTTTTGCGGTAAACTCGCTGGATACGCTGGCATCTTATTTTATCTCCCTGCTAATTGTGGACTCAAATTCGAAAAGGCTTTTGTCATCGCAGTGAATGTTTTAGACCCAGAGCGGATATTGTTAGCCACCTTCTCGTCTAGGATAACGTCAATTTTTCTCATGCCTCCAGATGTAGTACTCTCCTCAGTCTTAGTTCCTTCTGGTACTCCAATAACATTAACTTCTACGTTGGTATTTCCTCCACTACCTTGAAATTCTGGAAATCTATCAAGTGGTATTAATGCCTCTGTTCCTGCTTCACCGAATACACCTGCTGTGGGTTTAGTAGCTACACCACCTTTTGCGTTTTGAGGCAATCCTACTCCAAAGAAACCCTCTCCAAGTGTAGTAACAGTTTCCATTCCCAATTGTCTATGAGTAGTTTGTCCTAAAGAATTTGTATTGGAAAAACCAAAATTTAAAATCCCTTTAATTAATGGCTCTATTATAGTTATTTGAATTATCATCTGCGTAATCATTTTAGCAAAAGATTTTAATATCCCTTCAAAGGTAGTTTCTGCTCCAAATAATACATCTGTTAATGTTTGGGAGAAACCACTAGCCCATCCTTCTACCGCTGATTTCATATCATCAAAAGTATCAGTAGAGGTCTTTTTCATTTTTCCTGAAGCATCAGCAAATTTTATCTCTGATTCTATAATAGCTCTATCAAATGTCTGTTGACCAATCACCCCTGCATCAAATAATTCTTTTAATCTTACTTGCTCCTCCGACAGCACTTCTACAAAAGTCCTCACAGACTCCCTTACTTTTATTCCTTCATTAGTCATTTTTTTAAATTCTTCTGCTGTCTTTCCCATTCTTTTTTGTAGAGCATCGAAAGTCTTTTTTGACTCAGTATCTAAAGCACTTACTTCTATACTTGAAGAGATTGTTCGCCAAATCTCTTTCAATCTTTCTGGAGATTCTATCATAGCTTCTTCTATCACTTTGAAACTATCCATTATTACTATCGCTGCTTTGTTTGCTTGAGTAGATGATTCTATATCCAAAGATTTATATGCTTCAGTGATCTTTTTTAATTGAGCTACTTTTTCATTTGCAACTTCTGCATTAGCAGCTTTTATTTTATTAAGACTTTCTAATGTTGATTTCATCATCATATTATCCAATGTCTCTTGTACTTGTGTATTACTCAGACTCTTGTGACTCATAGCAAAGGGAGAAGCATCAGAAGCAGAAGTAGATTTAGGTGTTGGCGTCCCAAGTCTTCTATTTGGTTGAGATGTCCCACTCTTTACCATTTTATCAGTGAAATCACTCACAGCGTTATAAGCATCCACTATGGCTAAAAATGCTTTAGCCACTCCAGTCAACCCTCTAACAATTCCTTTTAAGAGTAGAGTAAATGCTTCTAACCTTCCCCCACTCTTAAAAGAGTCCATAAACGCTATAGTCAATTTAGCAGTTTTCCTAATTTGAGGAGCAAGGTAAGACCCTATCTCTCTGAATAGATCATTGAACTTAGTCTTTACAGTTTTAAGTTGCTGTGATAATGCTCTTAACCTAACATCTAATTCTTTATTGGATGAACCAAAAGAATTAATAGCATCTTTTGTTACCTTAGTTGTTTTCTCTAAGCCATTAAATACTTCCAGTAGTCTCCCTGCCTGTCTTGCTCCAGCTAATTGAGAAGCTATAAATACTTTCATAGCTGGGTCTAAAGTGGTAAAAGCTTTTTGAACTTCTATTAAAATCTCTTTTCCACTTTTTAATTCTCCATTGGCTTTGTTTTGAGAAATTCCAATGGCATCAAGGGCATCTATTACTTGTTTATTATCATCTATTAATCTAAGTAATCCTATCTTTAAAGCATTACCAGCCTCCGAGCCAGACCTAAAGACCTCTATGATAGGGGTAAGGAGTCCAGCTGTTTCTTCAAAGGAAAATCCCATCAACTTTGCTATTGGAGATATGATAGCCATACCCCTTCCTAACTCTTTCAAACTGGTTGCATATTTATTAGATACCTCATTGAGAATATCTAATACACGACCAGCTTCTGAAGCTGGGGCTTTAAAGCCTTTAAGAATAGATATTAAAAGTTCAGAAGCTTCAGCTGCCTCCAGTTCCCCTATCTTAACAAGAGTCAATGAACTTTCAACTAACTTAAAAGCTTCCTTAACTCCAAAGCCAGCTTGTTTAAAATTGGCTGCACTTTGTAGAACATCAGAAGAAGCCTCGGCAAACTTAGAAGATAACCCTTCTGTTACTCCTATAAAATCTTTAGCATTCCCTTCCGTATCAGATAAAACTTTTTGTAAATCTAAAAGGGCATCTTCAAATTTTACAAACTCTTGAGTGCCTTTTACAACAGCAAAAACAGATGCTCCAATAGCAGCAGTAAGCCCTACCAATCCCAATGTGACAGGATTGAACGCACCTCTTAAAGAGGTGCCCAATCTACGAAAACTGCCCTCCATCTTACCAGAAAAGCCTTTGATATCTTTAGTAGCTGAGTTTAAATCTCTCTTCAACCCAGATGTCTTCATCCTTATTGTGCCAAATATATTTCCTACGCTAGCCATTGCCATTTTCCTTTTTAACTGATATACCGTTTAAAAGTGCTTTCATTGTTTCTATTCCTTGCTTCTTTGGTTTATCCATTCTGTAAGCATGAGGAATAAAATCCTCAGGCTTGAATGGTGTGGGAGTCTTCTTAGAATCCCTATTCACATTTCCTAATACAGAGGATATTATTCCAGACTGATAAAAACCTAACTGCGTTCCGAATGGTTTTGTCTGATAATATACCTCCCACTCTCTTAACTGTGTTCCACTTAATTCTTCTAGCAAATAATCTGGATGAGGATAGCCCAACTCTAAGCATAAATCAAACAACATCATGTCAGTTGGGTCTTTTAGTTTTTTACTATAGCCTCTGTAGCCTCACTTCCTAAACCAGACATCTTTTGTGCTTTAAGAAATAGCTTATCCATTACAACAGCTGATTTAGTCTTTAACCATTCTATGTCTTCTTCTGTAAATAGCTTCTCTTTATCCTCTCCTACTATAGTCAAAGAAAGCATCTTCATTTGAACTTTAATTAAATCCATCTCTTTATCATCACTTCCCTCAACTTCTTTCCTAAGCTCTTCTCTCTCTACTGCTGATAAAGATTTAATAAATACTTTCCCTCCCCACTCTGGTACTTCTACTAATTCCATCTTTACATCTTTTACATTTTTGATATGTTCTTTGGTTAAGAACTTTGTCATTGTACTTCTCCTTCAATTAAGTGTTATGATGTCTGAGTTATCTGACCATCAATTTTAATAGATGCTGCCATTGTTACCTTGTCATCTAGAGGGACATCTAATGTAATATTAGTTACCCATCCTGAGAATGAATACTCCGTAGCTGCTGTATCAGTCAATACAATAGTATATGATTGAGAACTGCTACTTTCAAAGTCTGCATTCAATAAATCATAAGAAGCCCTAGTATAATTCATGTTGAGACTTATCTCACCACCATCTCTAAAGCCGCCAATGAACTCCCTGTACCCACCAGTAGAATCTAAGGTAGTCACATCAATCGTATCTCTTGCCTTATTAAAACCACTAATGGAATTAATCTCAGCCATTGCTACAGCACCTCTTTTGAATACTACTCCTACACCAGCAAATGCACCACTTGCCATAGTTACTTCACCTCCTTTACTCTGTTAAAAAATTAAGCTGTTCTATGAATTCGAAAATTCAAAGTTAATATAGGTCTCTCATTAGAATCATATCCAAGTGAGATGATATCTGATGAAGCCCATATTCCAATATATTTTGTACCATTAATCGTTTGATTCTTAAACTTATGCAATACTCCTTTGATAGTCTCTAGAGTAGTATAGGCTGTAGAGTACCCTGTTATAGCTGTCCCTCTAACCCTCACTTGTACTGTTGGAAATTCATACTTCACATCAGTAGAAGCTGGTTCTCCTCCACCAGTATCAAACACTGTAACTACTACGTCTGGGGACGATGGTTCTCTACTAATAAACAAATCAGTTCCCTCTGTCAACCCTGTAGCTGAAGAAGACAATGCCAATATTGCAGATACATCTTCTGCTGGACTATTCATACTCCCAGCCTCCTTTTAATAATTAGTTTTATTCTTCTAGCATTTTGAATAAAAGATTGCTCTAAAAACTTAGCTTGTCCAATTTGAACACTAGCTGTTTTTTGTTTTCCAAATAAAGAAAC